TTTAAAACGAGGTAAAAATGAGATTAGAAGAAGCAGAAAATATTTTGAATAAAAATGGCTATTTGGTTGAAAAAGAAGAAGGTAATTACTATTCTGTTACAATCTGTTATACAGATACAAATGGCGAAATGGCTACAAAAACAAAAATAGAATTTACAGATAATGATAACCTTGCAGAATCAAAAGCCTTGGTCTGGTTTAAGAAAAAATTTGAATACGAAACAATCAGATGGATAGACTCTAAAAAATTGGAGTATTAATTTAATAAATGAACAACATAACATACAGACCAAATTATTTAAAAGAAGAAGATACTGAAGGGTTCCTTGAGTATGATTTAGGGAGTATTAATTTCGGCAATTATGACTTTGGTGAAACTAAATCGTATATGGTTCACTATTACGAAGTTGGTAGACCAGATATTATTTCACAAAACATTTACGGAACTTCAAACTTGTGGTGGTTTGTAATGTGGTATAATGGCATTGGTGACATTTGGAACGATTTAAGAGATGGACTTATGCTTCGTTATCCACAGTATGAAATGGTAATACAGGCATTTAAATTATATAAAAAATAAGGAGATAAAATGGATTTAAGAGAAGCTAAAGAATTTTTAAATGGCAAGGGTTATCATCTAATAGATGAAGCCACAAGTAAAGCTGTTCAGGAAAAGGTAGATTGGGCAACAACAATTTTAAATGATTTTGCCGACATTACTGAACTCACTGACGAACAGTATAACGAAATGAAGAAATTAAATCCTTCATTGATAAAAGGTTGGATTGGCACAAAGAAAGCTGGTGAATTTTTTGATTACAAAGAAGCAAAAACAATCGCTGATTCATGCCGAGTTTGGGAAAAGCTTAATGATAAGAAACAAAAAGAAATAGAACGTTATAATCGTGAAAAGAGAAAATTTGAAAGTATTAAACGCCTTGTAACTGAAGTTTGGCCTGAATTTAAAGAAAACATCTTATCTAAATTAGTTAAATATGGTTGTAAAGTTGAAAAGAAAGAACCTTGGTCTCGCTGGTATGAAGCAACATCATTCTTCAAAGATTTCCCTGAAGGTGAAGAATTTGACCAGGATGTTCCTGATAAAGTTACTTTGTCTATAAACAATGGTATTGATAGATTCTATTTCTCTATGCCAGTTAGTCTTGAAAACGCAGACATTGGAAACTATGGTGCTTTAAGAAGATTAGGTAGATACTCAAATGGCAAAGCAAAGAAATGTATTGAATTAGCCAAGTATCAAGATGAACACAGAAATACTTGGGAAATTCCATACGATATATTCTTGCCAGCAGTCAAAGAATTTTCCGAAGCACAAGATTATTTAACTGACGATGAAATCAAAAAAATTAAATCTGATCGTGCTTCTTCAGATGCGTTTGAACACGGAGCATCCGAATTTTATAGAACTGCAAAATATCAAGGTGACTAATTTCTTGAAGTTTTAAAAAATAAAAATCGCCCATAACAGGGCGATTTTTTGTTATATTTGATTTGTATAAATATATTCCAAACAAATATAGGAAAGTTATGATTAAGTTAAAAATCGTAAAAAAACAAATGACAATAATTGACGATGCAGAAAGTACACCAGGTCAGTCACGATTGTTTGACTTGTTTGAAGCAGAAGTGCTCCAATACTTAAAGAAAAATCCAAATGCCTGGTTAGCAGTGTTTAAACAACTTGATACTGCATTTGAAATTGCGTCAATAGAATACAATAATGAAACAGACGAAACATTAGTAATGTTTAAATTCAAAGGAGATAAGTAATGGCAGAACATAATTATGGTGCGGATAGCATAGATTTTTTGAAAGGCCTAGAAACAGTTCGTAAGCGACCTGGTATGTACATTGGTGCAGTATCAGGAAATCCATCTGATGGTTTGTATAGACTTTTTCGTGAAGCATTAGATAACTCTATTGACGAATACTTGGCAGGCTATAACAAACAAATTTATGTTTTCTACGATTCTAAAACAAAACGAATTACAGTAATTGACAATGGTAGAGGTATTCCAGTTGGTTGGAATGAAAAAGCCCAAATGGATTCTCTAACACTTGTATTCACTCAATTACACGCAGGTGGTAAGTTTGATAAGCAGAATTATGCTACTTCATCAGGCTTGAATGGTATCGGACAAAAGGCTATTGCAGCTCTTTCTAAAACATTACAGGTTTGGTCTAATAACAGTACAGATAACTGGTGGTACACACAAACATTTGAAAAGGGAATTGCTACAAGTGATGTGACTCGTTGTAGAATACCTGAAGAATATAAGAAACTCATTAAGAAGAAAGGAACCATTGTAACTTGGATTCCTGACGAAACAATTTTTACTGATTCTATTGACTTGGATTTGCCTCGTCTAAAGAGAGAAATTAAAGACATTCAGTATTTGTGTCCTGGCTTACATATTCACACAAACATTGACGGTGAAGAAAATGAATTTTATTCTGAGAAAGGTTTGGAAGAACTTGTTTGTCCTGACGCAGATGAAAATGCTGACTTGTTCACATACAAGGACGATTACACAGAAGTTGCTTTGAATTTCACAAAGAAAGATGGCAACTCATTTAGAAGTTTCGTTAATGTATGTTATACGAACCTTGGCGGCACTCACTTGAATGGCTTGAAGAAAGCTATTTGTAATGTAATCAAGGATAATTCCAAAAAGAAAATTCTCAATGATGACATTATGGAAGGTATTGTAGGCGCCATTCACCACAAAATGGCTGAACCACAGTATCAGGGTCAAACAAAGAACGAATTAACCAACACTCCTGTTGAAAAAGAAATCATTGAAAAGTTGACTCCACCACTTACCAAATTCTTCCGTAAGAATAAGGAACTATTGAACAGAATTGTAACTTATGCGGAAAAGATGCTTGAACAAAAAGAGAAGATGAAAGCTTCTAAGGATTTGTTGAAGGGTCTAAAGACTTTGAATGCTGGTTCTCGTTACATTAGTGATAAATTCTTGGATGCAGACAGAAGAAAGCACAAGAACCCCAAAGATTTGGAAATGTTCATTGTGGAAGGTGATTCCGCTGGTGGTCACTTTAAACAGGCCCGTGAGTCATTCCAGGGTGAATTGAAAATCCGCGGTAAGATTATTAACGCAGCTAAAGCAACTCCTGAAGAATTGTTTGGTAAACCAACAAAGAAGGGTGAAGCTAAATGCGAAGGTAATAGAGAAATCAAGGACTTGGTTGCTGCTCTAGGTTGTGGTATTCAGGACGATTATGACGAAAGCAAATTGAGATTTGGTAAGGTCATTTTGTTAGCTGATGTGGACCCGGATGGTTTCCATATTTGTAATTTGTGTACAAGTTTCTTTATTAACTATATGCCTGATTTGATTAAGAACGGACACTTGTATATAATTGATGCCCCATTGTTTATTGCCACAGGTGCGAAGGTCAAAGCATTTGGTATGACCCGTGCCGAAGTTGATAAGAAAATGAAGGCTCTAAAATGTACTGACTACACAGTCTCTCGTTTGAAGGGTTGGGGAGAAGCTAATGCTGAACAGTTATCCGAACTTTGTCTAAATCCAAATTCTCGTAAGTTGATTCAATTACAGTGGAATGACTTAGTTGAAAAGGCTTGTGAAAATACTATGGGCGAAGATACTGCGTTCCGTAAAGAATTACTTGGAATTAGTAAGTAATGAAATTTGATGTTATTTTAAGTAACCCTCCATATACGAATACGAACAAGTTTTGTCGCATTATCAAAAATCTAAATGCTGATAACAACATAATACTTGTCCAGTTGTCGGCTATGCGAGACGTTACTTATAATAATGTTGAATGGGTAGATTTTCCTGACATCGGTATTGGGAACATTCACATTATAGATTTGAATGGAAATATAAACGAGTTCTTTTCTTCAAATCCAGCACCGTTTTGGTCTAATGATGAGAAGGATAATTATTTTATTGAATACTTCCACGCAAAGAAAATTGTAACTAAATCCGACCCTCGTATGAGAATTAAAACTGAATGGAAGGACGAAGTACAAAAGTTCCTTGATTGTTTTGTTAATTCTAGTTTATACAAAATATACAATGGAAAAATCTATACGAAATGTTTTCAGCGAGATGGTATAAACAAACTATACGAACTTTATAAAGAAGGTAAATTAAAATGATTATTGACAAACTAGATAAAGATTATAACGAATTTGATAATGTAGCTTCTAAAATGCTAGAAAAGCACAAAACTGCATTTTATGAATTTATTTCTGATTATTCTAAACAGAATAACATCAGGTTAATAATAAATGCTACAAAACGATATGATATAGCAAATTATAGTTTTTCTATCAAACTAGAATACATTTTTGATTTTCCAACTGTAGATATGCCGATAGAAGTTAGCAGTTGTAATGATTGTAAAAAAATTGAATTTGAATACCAGACGGATTTTCTACATCCTGACAGAAACAAAATTTTAGACGATTTCAAAAAGATAGTTCCTGTTTGGAATGAAATAAAAAATGCTGAAAACAGAGATTTGGCATTAAAAAAGCTGGATATGTTAGTAAGGTCTTACAAATTGAACGAAGATTTTGACTAATGTAAACAATTATTTACAAAACCCATTGAAAAACAATGGGTTTTTCCTTTTGTAAACTAAGTTTTTACATAAAACTATACAAAAATAATTGACAACGCAGTTTAAAATTACTATATTATATGGTGTAAAAGAAATAAAGAGGTAACACTATGGCAAACACACTTTCCAAATTCTACGAAAAACTAGTTATCGCTTTCGGTACCGCAAACAAGAAGATTCTTGACCGAATTCATTGTGAAATCCGTATTAACGAAATGATTGTTACTATCCGCAGTGAAAAGCAGGGTTTGCGTAACTGCATCAATGCTTCTATTATTACTGTTCGCCCAGTTAAAACTCACCAGATGATGATTGAAGAAGTTATGGTTGGTTACGATGGTGATGGTTCTCGTTGGTCTGACCACATGGGCGGTACTATCGTTGATTGCTCTGGCCTGAATGTTCAGGGTGCCATTGAAAAGATTGTTGATGGAATGAACGAACACATTTAACGATATATAATAATATGAAGAACTTCCCCAGTGTATATAATTTCGCAGCGATTCTAAACGAAATGAAAGTTTACGCCGCGTTCTTTGACGAAAAAACGAATGTAGATTATTCTACTGATGAAATTATTAACCGCGTTTGGTCTTACAAGTGGTCGGAAAATAGCTTCTTGGCAAACAAAATAATTTTTATGTACAGCAAATACGAAGCTACTCTCTATGATTTTTCCGCACTTCTCAGTGAAGAAGTTACAGTTGAAAATTGTAAAAATTTTGAAAATAAGTATGGTGTCAAGGTTTACGATTTAACTAAGGAACGCTTGACGATTTCCCAAATCAAAGAAATTTTAGCGAACAATGCTAAAGCAGCCATCAGGGCTGAAACACTCACAAAACAGGTAACAAAATTCAAATCTATGGCGGAGGACTTCTAATGCTCATTTCTCTCAACAACCTCAAGATTAACTCCTTTAAGAATGTAAATAAAATTCTTACAGAAAATACAAAGAGTGCCGATTTCAAGAAGAATGTACTTACTATTGTGTATCGTCCGGTTACCAACGAAATTACTGGTGGTATGAATTTGAAGCGGAATGTAAAGAAGAACCTGGAAGATGGTTGTATCTTTATCACGATTTCAAACAAAGATTTTAAGAACTTTACAGAATTTAAGTATTTCCACTTGGTAAATGAAATTAAGATGATGATTAGACTACACAATGTTCAGGAAGATTTTTAATGAATGTAATACCTTATGAGCAAGCAGTAAAAGTCTTTAGCATTTTGAATGGGAGAATTAGCGAAAAAGATAAGTTTGTTCTCTATTATGACGAACACGATGACAGAATAACTGCTGGTTATAGTTATCAAGAACTAGCCTCATTGAATGACCGAATTGTAATTCCCAGAAACATTATAGCAAATATGACAGAAGGAATTTTCAATTTGTATGCGAACAAATTAAAAGAAAGAATCAAACTTAATAAAATGAAAGAAGACTTCTAGCAGTTTCAAAAAATAAAAAATCCCACACAAAGTGGGATTTCTTTTTATATTTGTTGTATGAATTGGAATGAATTACAACCACAGCTAGAAGATATTTTAAGGGAATTTGGGTTTAATAACACAAACAAAGACCCAAAGTTTAAAACATTTTCATTAAACAATCCTTGCAAACGAAGACCAAGCCCAAGGGTAGTTTTTGTTACTTTATATGAATGTTATAGAATAAAGTTTAATACGATTTCTTATACTTTATTTCCTAATGGAAAAGAAAGTTTTACTTCAAATGAATCTTCGGAATTTGTATATAATAATGACTGTAAAGGTTTTTCAGGTTTAGAAAATTTTAGAAACTGGTGTGATTTGCAGAAGACAATTATAGATAAAGCAATACTGTTACACAAGAAAGAAGAACTAGCTGACAAAGAGAAAAAGTTGAGTAAAGATTTTTGATTATAAATACATTCCAAACAAATGTAATATAAGCGAGATAATATGAAAAAACAAAGCAATATAGACAATTTTTTTGAAAACGAAACAGACGGAAAAACCTTAGGCACCGACCAGATGCTCCATAAAAATATGGAAGTTTATGGCTTGGATGTTTTGGAAGATAGAGCATTGGCTGACTATCGTGATGGTTTGAAACCAGCACAAAGAAGACTAATGTGGACAGCCAAAGAATTGAAAGCAACTTGGGATAACAAGACCGTTAAGTCAGCAAGAATTACAGGTGATTGTATGGGTAAGTATCACCCACACGGTTCTGCTTATGGTTCTCTAGTAACAATGGCAACAAGCGAATACCCAGTAATTCACGGACAAGGTAACTGGGGTTCATTGACAGATGGACCTGCTGCTGACAGATATACAGAAGCAAAGATTTCTCAAATCGGTATGAAAATGTTGGAATGTATGGATGTTGCAGATTACATTCCAAACTATACAGGCGAATTTAAAGAACCTATTGTATTGACAACACGCTTGCCAAATTTCTTTATTAACGAATGTTCCGGCATTGCTGTTGGTTTGAATTGTAACATTCCAGCTCACAATTTGAAAGAAATTGTAGAAGCTATGAAGGTTGTAGTTAAGAAAGGCAAACAAACTAAAATCAAGGACATTATGAAATACTTGAAAGGTCCTGATTATAAGTATGGTGGTAAAATCCTTTCTACTCCTGAAGAAATTGAACATTTGTACGAAACAGGTGAAGGCTCAATTAAGTATGAATGTGATTACACACTTGTTCGTGATAAAAAGAATGTTCTTTTGACGATTACAGGTTATTGTCCTGGTTTCTCTCCAAACTCCTTCATTAACAAAATGATTTCAATGATTGATGACGGAACTGTTTTGTATGTAAATGACTCTTCAACAAAGACAGAAGCTTGTAAGTTGGAAGTTATGTTAAAGAGCGAAGCAGATTTTGAAAGCAAAATCCACAAGCACTTGATTAAGAGTGAATCATATCGTTACTATGCGATTGAACGAACAAAGTCTAAGGATGTTTCTAAGGACGTAGATACAAAAGTTCTAATTCCTAATATGATTGAACTAATGAACAAGTGGATTGACTGGAGAAAAGAAGTTGAAACAAAGATGTGCGAAGTAGAAAAGAATATCTACGAGGACAAAAAACAAAAAATGAATTGGAGACTTCTTGCTTCACAAAATCTTAAGGTTGTAGTAAAGGGATTGGAAGAAAAAGACCCAGTAAAATATATTGCCGAAAATATGCCTGGTTTGAAAGGTAAATCTTTTGCTAATGATGCCGCAAAATATATTTGCGACCAAAAGGTTATTAGTTTACAGAAAACAGACCAGAACAAAATCAAGCAAGACATTACCGATTTCACAGCACACATTAAAGATTTGGAAAATGATATTGCCCATATTGAAAATGTTGTAATTCGTGAATTGGATAAACTCAAACCTTTCTATCGTGATAGAATGTTGAAGGTATAGTGATATGAATGAATTAAATTTAACCCAAATGAACCAAAGCAATTTAATGCCTTCTAAAATCAAATTGGAAGACTTGGAAAAAATTGATGGCTTTAGTTGGCCGATACAGTTGGCATTGATTGACCTTCTTTGCCGATACAAAAAACCAAAAAATGCTTTGGAAATTGGAACTTGGCACGGTCGTAGTGCTGTAATTTTTGCTTCTTATGTAAATGATAATCAAGGTGTGTATTGGGGTATTGAACCTGAACATACCAGAGCACAAATTACAGAAGATAACTGTAAGAAGGTTTGTCCTGATGGTAAAATTGTTGTTGAACGCAACATTTCTAACTACAGTGAAATTCTAAACAACAAAATTCCTTGGTTTGATATTGTTCATATTGATGGCGAACATAGTTTTAATGCTGTCTATCACGATTTGGATATAGTTAAGACAGTTATCCTTAAGGAAGGTCTAATTATTTTGGATGATTTCTTCTTTGACTTATATCCACAAATCACTCAGGCCGTTTTCAAATGGTTAGACGATAACCCTGACTATGTTTTGCTTGCCGCTGGTGTTTGTAAAGGTATAATTTGTAACAAAATGCAGTACAGAAATTATGCCGATATAATTCTTAATGAAGAATTTATTAAAGAATTGAAAAAATACGATACCGGTTACAAAAACATTACAATAACTAGAACATCACCACTTATGGATTGCCCAACAATAGGAATTACAACAAATGTTTCTATAAGTAACTACTTGGGAAATGAATGTGGTGATGGAAAGATTGAAAAAATATGTTAATCAAACACGCAAATAATTTTAACAGCAAACTAGATGTTTTTAATAGCATTGAAGGTTGGTGTAATCAAGAACAGTTCTATTCATTAGAACTTGTTCTTTCATTTATAGACAGTATTCATTTAACTGGAGACATAATTGAACTAGGTGTATTCACAGGTAAGAGTTCAGGTATTTTTGCTAATTATATTGGTGAAAATGAAACTCTAAAACTTGTTGATATGAATATGCAGTATGATGTTGTCAATAAAAACATTAATAAATTAACTTCAAATACTCCAAAAATAGAATTTTATAATGATATGACTTGGTGTATTTCTAGGTTTCCTAAACAGACAGCAAAATTTATCCATATTGATGCCGGTCATTCATACGATAATTGTTGGAATGATTTAAACCTTAGTTTACCATTGTTAAAAGATAATGGAATTATTGCGGTTGATGATTTCTTTATGGATATTTACCCACAGGTTACAGAAGCAACATATAATTTTGTAAGTGACCCTAACAATAATTTAAGATTGTTTTTGTATGCTGGACATAAAGCATATATTTGTAAGAAACCTGCATTTGAAAATGTTGTTAGATACATTATAACAAACTATAAAGAATATGCTGATTTAACTAAACAACCATTTTATTTAAACAAGTCTAGTTCATTTGTTGATTCTAAAACAATGAGTATTGTTCCTATCGGGGATAATAAAGATATTAAGTATTATCGTGGTTTAGACGAAGATAATAGTATATTTCCAAGTGATTACATAAATATACTATGAGTAATTGGACGCAAAATACATCAGCAAAAAGAAGTGACCCTGTTTATGACCCATCAACCCACCAATACAAGAAAGGTTGGATTGACGGTCATCCACGTGGTGGTTATCCTGCTAATTATTTCTTCGCCGATACAATACGTTCTGTTATTGTAGGTTTCGGTAATTTCTTTAATGACCTTTATGTTATTCGTTATGATGAAAAAGGCGAACCAATTAAGCAGATTCAGGTTCCTTTGAAATATGGACCTAGAATGAAGTCCCACGATTTTAGAGTGGAACAGGAAAGTGGTAAGAAGTATTATATACAATTACCAAATATGACTTACAGAATTGAGAATATAGCCTTTGCGTCTGATAGATACTCAGGTGCTGGTGAGTCAAGAGGTTTCTACAACAAATACTTTGAAGTAAATGGTATTGACTATTTAATGGCTAACAAGTTTTGGGCTGATGTTCACCCAGTTCCATATAATTTAACAATTACTATGGAAGCCAAAACAGAACATATATCTGATGCTAACCAAATTTTAGAACAAATTTTAGTTCGTTTCGCTCCTGAAGCATATTTTGATTTGAAGGAGTTTTGGTTTATTAACAAGCGCCGTTCTATTAAAATGAAGTGTGAAAGTTCTAATATAGAAATGACACAAGATTTCGGTGAAGAAGATAAACGAGAAATTACTGTATCTTTTTCATTCAGTGTAGAAGCGTGGTTATATAAACCAATTAGAGAAACCTATGTAATTGACGAAATTATTACAAAGCTCGGTGTAAATGGTGATAAAGAATACTGGAAAGAAAGAATGGCTGGTAACTATGATGGAAGTTTCGTTTCTCGTCACGATTTTGATTACCAATTCGGTACAAAAATCGGTAGAGTTTCCGCTATGTTGCCATTTACAGAACAACCTGCACCAGTTTCTTCAACTAGCGGTTGGTTCTATGAATATAAGTATGAAGAATTACCAGATATTACCAATTATCCGACCGGAAGTAAACTTTTATTAACAAAAACTATCCGAAATGACGAAACCAGTGCCATATATTCAGGTATAAACCAGTATTTGACGCCCCTTAGCGGTACTGCCCCAGTAAGTTGGTATGACTACACCACAAACCCACTTGGTAAAACGGGTCCTTCGCTCAAGTACTGGCAAGTAACGGCAAATAGCGGTGACTGGCTCCAAGGTAATTTAACACCTGATGTAAATGGTGATAGAATTTACCAGATTTATTATGACCCAAAATATGTAGTTACCCCAGGAACATTAAATCCTGACGGAACTGTAAAAGACGAAGGTGTTTACGGTGCAACCTTCATTTTGGAACACAAAAATTTGAAAGGTTTCGGTGACTTTAGTGATAATCTATTCTTTGGAACAAAAGATGCTGAACTCAATGGAACAGTTGTTAAAGATGCTCCTTGGGTTTCTCAAGTTTCAACAGAAAATAACGAAATTATATAAATACTATAAAATGGAGTTTTTGAATTATGGAAAATAGACAATCACAATTTATTGAAAAGATATTGAAAATCTTTACCAATGCCGGATTTGGTGTTGAGAAATTTGACGCAGGTACTTACGATATTGTAGACCGTTCTATTATTGGTAAAGCAAAAATTGGTTCTATCAAGGCTTTGGGTGATGGTAACTTGTCCGTTAAACTCGGTGGCGAATCAAAGAAGCACGGGAAATTTAATTCCTTAATGAAACATACTTCTTTGAAGGCTAAACCAACAGCTAATGTTGCTACAGTCGCCAAAATGGTTAAGGATATGTTGAGCGATTATAAGAAAGCCAAAAAAGAAATTTATAAAGAATCGTATAATCAGTATACAGTTCCTGCTATCACCAGAGATTCTCTTGAAGGTGCGATAGATAGTTATTTAACAAAGGTCGCATTACTCAAAGAGAAGACTGATATAGAAGAAAACTATGCTGATTTATTGACTTTTGTTGCTGACAAATTGTCTTTGACAGAAGATGCTTGCGAAGCTAAATATGGCGAAATTCTTGATTTGACATTGAACTATGACGAAAGCAAGTTCAATAAGGCTATGGATAGTTTGTTTGAAGAAACCGAATTGAAGACAGACTTTAGAAATTTCCTTAGAGAAGCCGAAGAAAACGATTTAATGACTGAAATCAAGAATGACAGAGCTTTGAAGGCTTTGAGAAATACCGACTATTATAAGAATTTGGAAGAAGATGACAAATATCGTAAGTTGTGGAAATACATTGTAGGCACCCACGGTTCAAAATTTTCACAGAGTGAAGATTTGGAAGATATTTGTAGAACCTTGGCACACGAAGATGACGAAAACTTTTAATATAAATAAAATAAAATTTAGGAGATAATATGGATTTCAAAAATTATTACCACAACAAATTGAACGAAGAAGGTGTTACAATGGATGGTTTGGATGCTGATGCTCCAAAGCCACAACAGCCACAACAAGCTGCTCCACAAGGTAAGAGTGGCATTGTTACACAGTATGTAAATGGAACTTCTTTGAAGCTTGGTTTGCGTAAGCTCGGTGACGAAATCGGTGATGGTATCTTTGAATATGCTACAAAGCAGCTTGTTCAGCCAACAGACTTCAAATCCGAAGATGACTACATTAAGTATTGTCAGGAAATTAGAACTGGTGTTGCTGAAAAGTACAATAAGACCTTGTCTGATTTGCTTTCTCAAATTGGTTTGTTCATTGACAACAAGGTTCACAACGCTTGCCCTAATAAGTAAGTTCTGTGTAAATTAAATTTTTGAAAGGTCCCCTATATAAATGGGGACTTTTTCTATATTTGGATAGTATGCGTGTAGTAAATGCTGTAATGGCTCATAAAGATTTCTATTGGAATGATTTACCAGAAGAAGAATTGAAAAATTATCTGGTGTTTACTTATAATGATATAAAAACGAACATTCCTAATGTTATGAAGCTAGAAAAGTCTAGTGAATTAGACGATAGATTTTATAGTGAGTTCGCACAAATTAAATATATCAGGAAAAATTTGGATTTTGACTGGATTGTAATAAATCATTACAGACGAAGACTAGAAATTCCAGATTATAATATGGTTTATGTTGCTTCACCATACTCATTTGATTTATCTGTAAAAGATTTATATGCTTTAAATCATAATATAGACGATTTGAATTTAATTACAGATATAATTATGGATACTGATTTCTGTTCTGATTATAAAGTAGAATGGATGAAATCATTAGAAGATAAGTATATGCTTTGCTATAATATGTGTTCAGTATCTAAAGATATTTTCTGTGATTTGGTGGATATTTACGATAGAATTGTAGATAAATTTATAGAATTACGAAATTTTAAGACTTTTGACGATGTAATTAAACATTGTAATAAACTTCCAAATGTAAATAATAACCCTATGCCTTATAGATTAGGTGGATTTTTAAGTGAACGATTGACTAACTGTTATTTTAGACTTTATGCTAAAAGACATAATTTGTTTCCAAATATAAATCTGCCAGTAATGCCAGTGAATGTTAAACTACTTGAAGATGGGATGTCAATATAAATACAATATGCGAACAAACAAAATAGATACAATATACTTGGATATGGACGGTGTCATTTGCGATTTCTGCGGTGCTTGTGCAGATATTGATGCCATTGAACATTACAAAGTAGATTGGGAAAAAGTACATGCCGCTGGAATAGATTTTTGGGCTAATATGAAGTGGACTAACGAAGGTGAACGCTTCTATAAGTGGCTTGAAAAATTCTGTGATGAAGAAGGTATTGACCTTTGTATTTTGTCACAGGTAAATTATAACGATGGTGTGAATGGAAAAATTGAATGGCTTATGGCTAATACCAAAGTCCCAAACAAGAACATTTACATTGTTAAGACAGGCAAGGCAAAAGCCAAATTTGCGAATAGTTCTAGTTTGCTCATTGACGATTTTGGAAAGAACATTGAAGCTTTCGTGTTGGCAGGTGGTGTCGGGGTAAAATTTGAAAGCCCAGGACAATGCCGACAAGCACTATTACAGATTCTCGGGTAAACTCTACTCGGTTCGTGCGGAAAAGACCAGTATCCTTCG